GTACAAAATAAAAAACATGGCCAAGGGCGGTTCAGCCTCCAGCCGTGCTGATGGTTGTGCTGTCAAAGGCAAGACCCGTGGGAAGATAATCTGATGATGGCTTCTCGCGGCATGGGGGACATTAACCCGTCCAAGATGCCGGGGAAGAAGACTGTTCGCCGCAAAGATAAGCCTCAAACAGTGGACATGTATGCAGAAGGCGGCGGTGTAAACGCCGCTGGAAATTACACCAAGCCGAGCCTGCGTAAAAAGATTGTGGCTCAGGTCAAAGCAGCGGCTACCCACGGTACAGGCGCAGGTCAGTGGTCAGCCCGCAAGGCACAACTCGTGGCGAAGAAATACAAGGCTGCTGGCGGGGGCTACCGAGATTGAAAGCGCCACAACAATCCCTTAAATCTTGGGGCGACCAGAAGTGGCGAACCAAGTCGGGTAAACCCTCATCCAAAACGGGTGAGCGGTATCTCCCAGAGGCCGCGATCAAAAGTCTAAGCCCAGCGGAGTATGCTGCTACAACCCGTGCAAAGCGGGCGGGCAAGGCCAAGGGCAAACAGATTGTGGCACAACCAAAGAATATTGCAAAGAAAACGGCAGGGTTTAGATAATGGCAAATACCTCTGGTGCATCAAGCTTTAACCTAGACCTCACCGAGTTGGTCGAGGAAGCGTTTGAACGCGCCGGTGGTGAGTTGCGTACCGGGTATGACCTACGTACAGCCAGACGCAGTTTAAACATCATGTTTGCTGATTGGGCCAACCGTGGTATCAATCTGTGGACAATTGAGACTGGCACAATTGACTTGGTTCAGGGTCAGAACACCTACCCTCTGCCCAACGACACCATTGACCTCTTGGAGCATGTCATCCGTACTGGCGGAAACATCGCCTCAACTCAGGCTGATCTGACCATCACTCGTATCAGCGTTTCTACATACGCCACAATCCCCAACAAGATTACCCAAGCCAGACCCATTCAGATTTGGATTCAACGCTACAACGGGCAAACATCAACGACAGGGTTAACCCTAGACGGTGCAATTAACAGCACAGTTACCCAGATTACGTTGGACTCCGTGGTGGGGCTTCCAGCCGCCGGGTTTGTCAAGATTGACAATGAGATCATCAACTATGGATACATTGACGGGAATGTCCTGTACAACTGCTTCCGTGGGCAGCAAAACACCACGGCGGCAAGCCATGCGGACAATGCGACCGTGTATTGGGAGCAGGTTCCCGCTGTAACCGTCTGGCCCACACCGGACAACGCACAGACCTACCAATTGGTGTATTGGCGTCTACGCCGCACCCAAGACGCTGGTGGGGGTGTAAACGTCATGGACGTTCCTTTCCGCTTCCTGCCTTGTATGGCTGCGGGGTTGTCGTATTACATCGCCGGAAAGATTCCCACTGGCGCAGAACGTCTTGGATTCCTGAAACAGCAGTATGACGAGGCTTGGGAGCTTGCGGCGTACGAAGACCATGAGAAAGCTGCCTTGAGGCTTGTTCCCCGCCAAACCTACATTGGGAGGTAACAGTGGGCAACAGGTTTGCCAGTGGTAAGCACGCGATTGCGCAGTGTGATCGCTGCGATCAGCGGTTTAAGCTCAACATCTTGAAGACGGAGATCATCAAGACCAAGAACTACAACCTGTTGGTTTGCCCGGCTTGTTGGGATCCTGACCAACCGCAGTTGCAGTTGGGTATGTTCCCGGTGGACGACCCACAGGCTTTAAGGAATCCTCGTCCTGACCGCAGCTATGTGTTGTCAGGAACAAGCGGGTTGCAGATTGTCCCAACTGGTACAGGCCCATTGGGTACTGGGACAGTGGAGGGTGGTAGTCGAATCTTTCAGTGGGGCTGGAACCCAGTGGGTGGGGCGGCGTTTTTTGATGCTGCTTTGACTCCAAATAATTTGGTTTTAGCGGTGGAACTTGGTACAGTTACGGTTACAACGACATAAGGAGTCGATGATGGACAAGAAAGATTTAAAACAGGACAAAAAGATGATTGCTGGTGCAGTGCATAAGCACGAAAAGAAGTTGCATCCGGGCAAGCCCATGACCAAACTTCGCGCTGGCGGTAAGACCAACAGCGACATGCTCAAGTATGGTCGCAACATGGCGAAGGTCATGAACCAACGTTCTTCTGGTCGCGGAGGCTAAGATGGTTGATTACAAAAAACCAAAAATAGTTCCAAGCGTTGTTGTTGGCGAAGCTGACAATAAAAAATACATGAAAGACCTAAACGTCTCTGAGGCAAATGCTCACAGCAATGACTACAAGCCTACCAAAACCACTGGTATCAAAATCCGTGGCACTGGCTGCGCAACCAAAGGCGTGATGGCGCGGGGGCCAATGGCGTGAACTACAGCCAGCTTGTAACTGCAATTCAGTCATACACGGAGAATCAGTTTCCCCCTGTATACCTTGCTGATGGATCGACTGAGAATTCAACCGCTCAGATCAATCGGTTCATTCAGCAGGCTGAGCAGCGCATTTACAACTCGGTTCAGTTCCCGTCGCTTCGCAAGAATCAGTACACAGCGATCACGTCAAGCAATAAGTACGTGTCTTTGCCAAATGACTTTTTGTCTGTGTATTCGTTGGCATTGGTGACAGGTGTTGTTGGTGGTGATTTGGACACTGGCACGTTTGAGTATTTACTCAACAAGGATGTGAATTTCATCCGTCAGGCGTACCCTGCGCCAAACGACAAAGGTGTTCCAAAATACTATGCGTTGTTTGGCCCGACAATTGTCAGTTCTGCGATCACCAACGAATTGTCAATTATCCTTGGCCCAACGCCTGATGCGGCGTATTACGTTGAGCTTCACTACTATTACTACCCAGAATCCATCACCACCGCGACCACAACATGGTTGGGGGACAACTTTGATTCCGTTTTGCTGTATGGCTCATTGGTAGAGGCTTACACTTTTATGAAAGGTGAGCAAGACATCATCACGTTGTACGACACCAAGTTCAAAGAAGCACTTGCGTTGGCGAAACGTCTGGGCGATGGCATGGAGCGATCCGATAGTTATAGAAGCGGTCAGTATCGTTTATCGCCTTTACCCCAAAACAATGGAGTAGCGTAATGATTAAACATACGCGCCAAGAGGCTAAAACATTAGGGCTGCCTACGTGTTATGGGTCGGCGTGTGTTAAACATCCTGAGCTTGAAGGGCTTCGTAGAGTATCTGGGGCGTGTGTTGAATGCGCTAAAAAAACATTACAGGATAATCGAGCGGCAAATAAAGAACGTACGCAAGCGCAACGCCGTAAAGACCGATTAAAAATGATGCTCAAACCTGAGATGGTTCAAAAGAAACGCGAACGCGATATTCAATATCGTAAAGCAAACAAAGAATCATGCCGCGCCACCATTCTTGCGTGGAGCGCAAATAACCCAGAAAAAGTAAAAGTATACGCAAAGAAAACAAAATTTAACAACAAAGGCAAAGTAAACGCGCATACCGTAAAACGGCGCTTAGCAAAAATTAACCGTACTCCCATTTGGCTCACATCCGATGATCATTGGATGATTCAACAAGCGTATGAGTTGGCTGCGCTGCGTACAAAAATGTTTGGATTTTCTTGGCACGTTGACCACATACTACCGCTCCAAGGCAAAATTGTTTCTGGTTTTCACGTACCGACAAACTTACAAGTAATCCCCGCAGCAGATAATGTGCGAAAGGGGAATCGTGTATGAGCTTCACAGGCAACTTCTCTTGCAATACGCTGCGGGCAGGGCTGGCAAACGGGTCAATTAACTTGACCTCGGATACGTTCCGACTGGCTCTGTACACTAACGATGCAACATTGGACGAGACAACCACAGCCTACACAACCACTGGTGAAGCATCAGGCGGTAACTACGTGGCAGGCGGAGAGATCGTCACCACTACAGTGTCTTCTCAAACAACAGCGTCCGGCAGCGTGACATACGTGACTTTTTCTTCTCCGTCATGGACAGGCGCGATCACAGCCCGTGGCGCGTTGATCTACAAAGCCGGAGACAATGGCGCTGTTTGCGTCCTTGACTTTGGCAACAACAAAACATCAACCACCTCATTCACCGTGACGATGCCTGCAAACACCAGCACGTCAGCACTCATAAGGATCGTGTAATGCTAGTAACTACAACCAAAGGCGAAATGGACGATTCTCTGCTTGAAAAGCGGGAAGGTACAGTCGATAATGACAATGAACACACCACATGGGTTGAGTACTGGTTGGACGGAGAACTTGTCCACCGTTCCGCGCATGTAACTTTGAAAAAGCCCCCAACATTTGCTGGCGGCAGAGCAGCTTCGTTTTAAGGAGAATCCAAGTGGCAAATACCCAATCAATGTGTACCTCGTTCATGGGCGAGTTGATGACAGCAACTCACAACTTCGGCACTGCGCCAACCCGTGGCACATCTGCCGCTGATACGTTTAAAGCAGCTTTGTTTTTGGCATCAGCTACCATTAACGCATCGACCACTGCATACACTACAACCGGAGAAGTCTCTGGTGCTGGGTACACCGCAGGTGGCATAACGGTAACAATAGCAAACCCTCCTACGGCAACAAACGCATCTGCTACGGCGGGCGTGGCGTTTTTTACGCCTTCTGCTAGCTTGGTCTACACCTCTGTGACTTTGACCACAGCGTTTGATGCGGTGTTGATTTACAACTCTTCTCAGAGTAACAAGGCGGTTTCTGTCCATACGTTTGGTTCACAAACTATCAGTGCCGGAACTTTTACCTTGACCATGCCAGCAGACACAACTTCAACGGCTTTGTTGCGTTTAGCCACAACCTAAGCGGAGGCGGCGCAGGCCGTAGACCATGTTTGGTATATCCGCATACGCCCAGTCACCTTATGCCGCTCTTGGCGAAAATGTAGTCGTCGTTGCCCTGACGGGCGTAGCCGCGACTGGGGATGTTGGAACAGTTGTAGCGGGTAAAGAATTTGCTCTGTCAGGTGTATTGGCGACAGGCAGTGTAGGTACGGTTGTCGCCTTAAATTCTCAAGCAGTAACAGGCGTAGAGGCATCGGGCAGTGCTGGGACGGTTGTACAAAGCATATCTGTTGCTTTGACTGGTGTTTTGTCCAACGCAGATGTTGGTGCTGTAGATGAGACAAATTTCCCGTTAATAGCCGGAGTTCACGCCAGTGGGTTTGCGGGTACGCTGACCCCAGAAAAGATATTCGCCATAACAGGGGTGTCAGCCGCAGGAGCGGTCGGGACTGTTACACAAAGCCAAGAAGTTGCGTTAACAGGAGTTGGGGCTTCTGGTCTTGCTGGTACGGTCATATACAACGAGTCTGACGCAACATTTGGCGACGAAGCTATAGGTTCAGTTGGAACAGTAAGCCCCGCTATTTCTATAGCATTGACCGGCGTTGTGGCTTCGGGTGCAGTTAACACTGTTGTCTTTTCTCAAGGTGGCCCTATAACAGGCAGTGGTGCTGCTGGGCTGGTTGGTACGGTTGGTTTAAACAAATCGTTTGCTTTAACTGGGGTTCAGGCTACAGGTTCTGTTGGGTCTGTAATTGCAATCTACTGGAAATTGGTAGATGACAGCCAGACCGCAAACTGGCAAAATGTCAACAATTCTCAAACTGCTGGCTGGGCGCTGGTAGACAACTCAGAAACCCCTGACTGGACGTTGGTTGAGACGGATTAAGGACGCACATGGCTTTTGTACTTGCAGACCGAGTTAAAGAGACCACCACCACGGCGGGTACGGGGACAGTGACTCTGCTCGGGGCATCAACTGGGTATCAGTCCTTTGCCGTCATTGGCGACGCAAACACCACCTATTACACCATTGCAGGACAAACCGGAAACGAGTGGGAAGTTGGGATCGGTACATACACATCGTCTGGTACAACGCTTGCCAGAACAACTGTTTTATCTAATAGCTCTGGTACACAGCCATCGGCACTTAATTTTAGTGCTGGCACAAAAGATGTCTTTGTGTCTTACCCCGCTGAGTATTCGGTAACCAACGACACACCTACGCAAAACATCCTTGACCAAGCGTACTTTCTCTCTTTTATGATGGGCTGACATGGCAACATACACAAATACCTCCTACGT